GTAAATTGATTAAGCATCCTCTCTGCGGCATCATCAGTCATAGGTTCCGCTCCAAATAGCAAATGCGTCTCAGTCAAATATGGCCAGTAATCTCCAAAGAGCAAGGCCCCGTGATGCTTAGACAAATCTGATAGCTCCTTAAGGGCTGTCAGCAAAATATCATTATTAATTAAATTTAAATTAAGATCCTCCACTAATATAAAATATACAAAATCGTGCACTTCCTTCGGTAGCAAAGAAAAACCAAAAGCAAACTGCCGCCGAACCTCTCCCCTCCCTATGTGACCATATTTTTCTAAATCACTAGGAGTTACACCCCTATACTGTCTCTGAAGTCCTGAAAACCACTCTGAGGTCCAAGATGACGCCTTAAAATCCTGAGTCAAGCACCTGACCTTGAAAGATTTGAATTCCTCGGCAGCGAGTGACCGATTCGGGAGAATATCCGAAGTCGGGTCGCACCCAAGTAATACATCCAAACTTGCATCATCAAGTCCTGTCTCCAGTTGAGTAGCCATATCGAGAGTAGGTCTTATTCCACCTAAATGTGAAAGCCTGCAAATAAATTTGCGATATGGGTTTGGCGTGTCGTGGAAGGCTGGGCCCGGGGAGTAAGGCGAGCTGGGAGAAGTACTCTAAAGTAGGGCTCAACCAGCGTCTCAACCATATGCGTAGGCCTTGCTAAATAAACATTCAATGGATTTTGAGCCCCGTAGCGAATATTTTCAGATGGAATAGAGAGAATGGTTCGACGAGAAGATGCCACGCCACCAGCACCAATGTCGGGTCCTAAGAAATCTCCCACAAAGATGGTACCGCGCAGGTTAGGCACGGTAAGAGGCCAAAAAGCAAGATCATTGCGGCCTACCCATGCGGCACAGGCCCCCAAAGCTGGCTGATCATCGGTGTCTCCTATGGTCATGAAGAGAGGACTTCCGTTACCGTAACCCTTCCCGTATTGGATCTCAGAGACAGCGCGTGCCGGCGGGTTGAGACCAGTGCAGAAGACTGGATCTGGCAACGCATCTAGGTCACGCGAGAGAGGATAATTCTCGTCAAACAGATATGGGTAGAAACAGATAGGAATGCGCGTCGGTGAGACTCCAATAGGAAGCGCAGCTCCACCCGCAAGAGGAGAATTTGGCCACTCGTCAGCATAAGAGGTCGTGATGTGTGCC